TGGCTCAAGGTTCTCGGAGGCGACGAGAAGGTTGTGGGCATGGCGGGAGCCGGCGATTTCGGCCGGTGACTTCTCCCATCCCTTGCTATTCCCACCTCCGCCGGATCCACCGCCGCCTTTCGAGGCGAGGCGGAACCGCCACTTGCCGCCCTTCTCATAGAATTCGCCGTCCAGCGCTTCGCCGACGACCGGGTCCTTCGGGTCCTTTTTGCCCCATTCGGCCTTGAAGTCGGAGCCGTTGCGTTCGAAGACCACCGGGAAGAAGGTGAGGTTGACCTTGCCATCGGGGCTCGACCAGGCGCGCCCAGGCTCGAAGGACTTGACGACGACCTGCTCACTCATCTAGGCATCAGTCCTTCTTCGAGGAATTCGAGTGCGAGTTCCAACTTGAGCGCCCGGTCCCGAGCTCCGCACTCATTCGCCCGCTCGATGTAGCCGCGGATGGTCCGCTTGCAGGCGGCCAGTTCGTGAATCGCCTCGATGTGGTCGCTGACAACCTGCAGGGTTCGATCGAAGGTCTGTCGAGTGAGCTGATCGGCTGTGCGCTGGCGCTCGAGCTCGAAGTTGTTAATCGACTCGCCCTCATCGGGCACAGCCCTCAGGTGGCGCTCGACCATCGGCCTGCGGAAGCCGCTCATCAGAGCCGCTCCTTGCCGGTCGGGTGCTCAATAAAGGGGCCGCGGCTACCGCCGATCACCCGCAGGTCGGGCGGAAGCTCGGAGCGGTAGGAGGCCTCCCGATGCTGGCGCTGATAGGTAATGCGGGCGATGCCGACCGCCAGAACGGCGAGGTCGGTGACCAGGACCGAGATCAGGATCGTCCAGGCGATCCAGCCGAGGTCGGGGATCCCGAGCAGGGCGGTCATGTGAGCCCGCGCTCCTTCCGCCACCAGTAATTCTGTTCGCGCCGGCAGGTCCGGCAGCCCTTTCGGAACTCGGGTCCGTAGGTGTTCTCCGGGATCAGCTCATGGCCATTGGGGCAATGGGTCTCAGGGCCGAGCGCCCGTTCGGCCGCCGCGAGCTTCGCGAGCAGGTCTCCGGAGCGCTCCCGGACCTCCTGCTCGGCGAGGCGCTCGGCCTCTGCACCGGCTCCTTCGAGCTCCTCCACCAGCGCCGCAAGCTGGCCCTGATCGAAGCTGACGGCCTCGACCATCGAGCCCCGTTTGCCGATTATCGCGACCTGGATCGCTTCGCCATTTAGGCAAACGCGAACAAGGACTTTGCGCCCATCGGTAGTAGCGACCTCCCGCTCCAACCGAGGGAATGCTGACGCCTGGCTGATGCGTGGCGAAGGTCGCTGGCCGAATGTCTGCCGATTTCGCTTCTCCGCACTTTGCGGAGATTTGACGGTTATGTCCCCTCGCTGCGCAAAAAAAGAGGCGGTCGTCACGACTTCGCCCCCTCCTTCGTGGCCTCACGACTGAGGTGCTCTTCGATCGCGATGCCGGCCTGGTGGGACATCGCCCGCCGCTCCCGCACCGCCAGCTCTTTGAGTTGCCGGTGGGTCTCCGGTGAGAGATTGACCAAGATGGCTTTGCTCCGGTCGGCATCTGCAGCCATGACCAAAGACTAAAGCATCGCTAGGACAGAATGTCAAGCAAAGAAAAAAGCCCCCACCGCAAATTGCGATGAGGGCTTCTCGTAACTCTTGCGTCGGCAAGGGCATCACCTCTTCCTCAGAATGGATGAGGCTCGCCGTCCGATTTGCATTCCCAGGCGCCTTCGCCGTAGCGATCCCAGCCGACCGCTGCGGCCAGATCCTGGGTGCGCTTGGAGTATTCACCGGCATGGCCCCCCAGTCCGCCCGACCATTCATGCCAGGCCGGGTCCAGGATCGAGTAGTAGCCATAGGTGAAGTTGATCCCGCTCGACTCGCAGATCACCATCGGATACGGGATCGCCCACCATTTGCCACCGCCATAGAACGGCGTTACTCGCTCGCGGAAGAGGTAGATCCTGCGGCGGCTGTTGTAGCGATGCTTGCCTCGCTCCCAGCTCCGCTTCATGGCCCGGCGGTGGCCCGGGCCGGCGGCGCATCGGAGCTTACGTTTTCGAGCCTTCCAGGTCGACCGCGGAGGTGATCCCCGGTGGAGATCGACATCCCAGACCCTCTGACTCCAGGTCCGGAAGTGGCTCGCGGTTACAGCTCGCCCGCATTGACTGACGGACGTATGTGGGTGGGCGCTCGGCGCGATGAAGGCAGCGCTGATCGCCGCTATGAGTAACGGCTTCGAGAGGACAGATCCCCCTTGGTCGTTTACAGGGCGCCCGATCGGGGCATCCAGGAAGCAGGAGGGGCGACCTCAGCAGCGGTTCGTCACTGCGAATAGCCTGCGGGTCGCCCCAAGCTCTAAGGCCAGTCGGATTCGGGGATCCAGTCGATGCGCTGGCCCCTGACGCAGGCCAGCCACCGAGCTCCCCCCACCGGAAGCAGAATCTCCTTCATCGCCTCCCGGTCGGGCTTGCGGAATCCCTCATATGGGTTCTTCCGGCACTTGACCTCGATCAGCCAGGTGAGACCGTCGCCACGAACGGCGAGCAGATCGCCCGGGCCCGGGATGTGTCGGCGCGAGCCGACGAGGAAGCCTTTGGCCTCCAGGTCCTTGACGACCAGGCGCTCGGCCGCCGAGCCTTTACTTACGGCGTTCACGGCCCTTTACCGGCGTGACCAGTTCTCGCTGCAGATAGGTGATCGCGGCGATCGCGAGCAGGCCGGGCCAGCCGATCAGGTCCTGCTCGATCGCAGCTGCGACCGCGACCTGGCAGACGCCGAGGAAGACGACCGGGTTTCGATACAGGATCTTGGCGACGGTTGCCAATGACTTACCTCCGGTAAGTAGCTATACAGGGTGAAGCGGCGGGAAGATCCTCAGAGGCCCAGGGCCTTGTCGAAGTTGCGGTGGATCGGGAATTCCTTGATCCGCTGCTCCGGGCTCAGCCCCATCCCCCGCCCCGGCGTGAACCACGAGGGCCCGCCGCCCGAGCTCGGGTTATCGGAGCCGCCACACTGGACCCAGCGATACTTCGTCTTTCCGAAGTGCCAGGGGCGGGGACGCTTGCGCATCCGGCAGATCACGTGTTCATCACCGGGCGGGTTCTTGATGAAGAGCGTGAAGACGGTGCTCGTGCCTTTCTGCCCTTCCCCAGCCAGGCTCCAGGTCGAGCCTGTCGGGCTCTTGAGATTGATCCCGGCGACCGCGCAGAGATACTGCGCAAGGCCACTGCAATCGCTCCATCCCTGGCCCGCCGAGCTCGGCGGGATCATCGCGCCGCCGTGGCGAGCGCCTCCCCAGAGATAGATCAGCCGCATTCGCTGCAGGCGAGATGCCGCCTTCTCCATCCGACGGATCCGTTTCCTGGTCCCTGCGGACAGGGGTTTATTGGCCATCGTGGCTCCTTTCGTGAGGGTCAGCGCCGGTGCTTGCGGACCCGCGCTATGCGGTGATCGAGGGTGTCGTTGAAGCCGAAGGCGGCGAGAAGGATCGCCACCGCCACCGTTTCGGGATCGATCTCATAGGTGCCAGCGCGAAGGTGGAGCTTGATCAGGGCGATCCGCTCAGCCCGGGACGCAGGCGAACGTGCCATCGCCATTGTCGGTGCAGATCAAGGTCGTCGGGGTTGGTCCCGGTGGACCTTCCGGTCCTGGTGGACCCTGAGGTCCTGGTGGACCTTCGGGCCCAGGCGGACCCTGTAGACCCATGCCGCCTTCGGGTCCCTGGGTGCCAGCTTCGCCACGTTCTCCGCGTTCTCCGCGTTCGCCCGCGGTGCCCTGGGCGCCTTGCGCGCCGGCTTCGCCGCGAGCACCTTCCAGTCCCTGTGGCCCGATCAGCCCAGCGCTCCCCACCGGTCCCGGCGGCCCCCGTTCACCCGGCGGTCCTTGTGGCCCCGGCTTGCCGGGCGGGCCGGGTTCGCCGAGATGGCCTTCGGTGCCGGGCACCCCCGGGAGGCCGCGTTCGCCGCGCAGGTAGCGGGTGATTTTGCGGACTTTGTGCTGGGCCCGCTGGGCTTTGCGGGTCGCATGTTTGCCGATCGTCTTCGCCTTCTGGGCTTCATGCTTGGCCTGTTGTGTTTCGGCGGTTTCGGTGTTGCGCTGCGAGCGCAGTGCGAGCGCCAGGCCGACTAGGCCGATCAGGACGACCACGACCAGCCCAGCCAGGATCGCCTTCTCACGCGTGCTCAGCTTGACCTTCGGTTTCATGTGCCCACCCCATTGGCGAAGGCGATGATCAGACCGATGATCAGCGTCGCGGACAGGGTCCCGAGTGCGCCCCAGAAGCCGACTTTGGTCCTGATCATCACCAGCTCTTCACGGATCACGTCGATCGCCTCCCAGATCTCCTTGTCGCCCTCCTGGCGCTCGTCGTCAAGGCGCTCGAGGTCATCGCGCATGTGCCCAAAGCGCCGGTCGGTCGACGAGCGGTCCTGGTTGACCTGCCCTTTCCACTCGGCATATTCCTGTCGGAGTCGGTCTGTTTCGGGGTCACGGTTCACCATGCCCAACCCCGTGGCGCTCTCGGATCGCGGCTGAGGGCCTCCATCGCATGAGCGCCTCCTTTCTGATCAGTTCTGACAGCGAAAATTCGGTAGGACTTTCGCGGAGAGGGTGAAGAGCGGTGCTACCTTTGACCCACGTAAATGCCCCGGCAACGCGGTCAGGCGTCCCGGGGCCGGCCATCAGGAGGTAAGTCCCGATGACAGACCCAGTGAATCAGACTCCCCCGCCGGGTTTCTATGAAGACAGCTCTGGAGCGCGGCGCTGGTGGAATGGCAGCGAATGGGGTGAGCAGCGTGTCGAATCGCCGCCTGATGACATCGGCATCGGCAGCAAGATCCTGATCGTCCTCTTCCCCATCCCGGCCCTCTTCATCGGCTTCCTGATGGGAGCCTTTGGTCATCGCCACACCTGGAAGGTCGTGCGGCTGGCGCTGATCGTGACCGTGATCGAGGTAGTGTTGGGATTCGTGTTCGCCATTGCCGCCGGCTCGAGCGAAGCCTCGCAGCCAGAAGGACTAAAGCGAGGGCCGACCATTCGTAAGCACCTCGCTGAGGTAGTGGTTCTCCACACACTTCACGACAACCGACGGTGGAGAACCCGCGAGTGGGGCTTTATCAACTGCGACCACGGGCGCGTGAATCGCGTCAATTGGAGGTGCCGGATCGGGTGGCGCAACGGCCTGCGGCAGGTCTGGTGTGGCTACGCGCTCGTTACAGGAGAACGGTTCGGCGAACGGCAGCCTTGGTATCGCACTACCTGGAATGCGAGGTTGTGCTGATGAAACGCCTCCTTCTCATCGCGGTGATGCTGGGTCTCGTCATAGCCAGCGATGCCCAGGCCGCCGACACAGTGCCGCCAAACCTTGCCCCGGCCTATGATCAGGCGCTGGCCTTCTGGGGCATCGCTTCGGTTCCGGGCTGCGAAGTGACAGTTGAAGAAGTTGCTTTCGATCTTCCAGCCGAGGGTGTCTCATATGGGTGCCACATGACCCATGCTGAATCGGACACCGGATTCATCCGCATCCATCCGACTGATTCCACGCCAGCATGTCTTGTGGCCGAAACCATCGCGCACGAGATGGGGCATCTGCTCGGCTATGAACACTCCGCCGACCGCGATTCGATTATGTATCCGAGCGGGTCGCGGCTGACTCCGTTCTGCTCATCCGAACAGGCCGCCTATTGGGAAGGGCGGGCGGACCGTGAAGCAGAACGCTGCCGACACCGCCGGCGCGGGCATCGGTCCCCCTGCTGGGAACAGGCGCGATCGATGCGGGGGGAAGCGGCGCGGCTCTGGGCTGTTTCGTCTATCCGATAACTCGGACCCAGAGTTTCCGGTCCTTGGCCGTGACCGAGCCCGATGTAGCTCTGAATTTCACGGCGACCGCGTATGTGCCCGCCGCCAAGAAGCACTCAAGCGCGTTGCCCGCAACCTGGCCGGTCGTCACATCGGCTTCGCCGACCGCCGATGCTTCCAGCGTCTTCGCGTCGGTATAGATCTCACGGAACCCGGTGCCGACCGTTGATGCTTCCGTCAGATATTTCAGCGTGTTGGCGCCAATGTAGATCTGCACACGCCCGGCCGCGGAGACTGACGATTTCACACTCGCGTGATAGGTGATAAGCAACAGCCCGTTTTCCGGTACGACGATATTTGTGATTTCGTCCGCTGTGGCGAGCGTTCCGAATTCGGTGCTTTCTCGCGTCTGTTCGGTGGCGATGATTTTGGGCGTGTAGGGCGTCAGCTTTGGAGCATTGAGGAGCGTCTCGAGCCGTTCCGCCATCGATTTCGTGATCGTAGGCACGCTCGGCGGTTTGTCCGCGCCGAGGGCATAGGGGATTTTCTGTTTGCTCGTTTCGCCAGGCATCAGCAGCTCCTAGAGGTCGGTGGGCAGGGCGTTTTCGAGTGCTTCGAAGTCTTTGAAGCCCCCTTCGAGCGCAGTGAAGGTTTCGTATTTCACGCTGGCTTCGACAGTCGTCCAAGTGACGCCTTCGATCGCTTCATAGACCAGCACCATCCAGGCCGGCACCAGCGATCGGGCGATCCGTTCCGTCCGCGTCGGGCTGGGGGTCTCCGCGGCGAGAGTCGCGATGTAGGTCTTCCCGGTTTCCGGTTTGTTCGGTCGGATCGAGACCCACTGGGTTCCGGTCAGGGTGCGCCGTACCCCGATGTCGATCGTCGGTTCCTGGCCGCGTTCCCACCCGGTCGGCTTGGCGATCTCGGCGCGGATCTGTGCCTCTGTCATCTCCGGAGTGATCACAACGCCCACCCATTGCGCCAGCCATGGCAGGACGGAGGCCGGAGCGTTTTCGACATCGAAGGCGAGCGACCATCCAGGCGAGCCGTCTTCTTCCTGACCGACAACGGATGCGACCTCCTCAGCGGGTGAGGCGAGGGCATCGCAGAATTTCTGCAGATCGCCGCTAACGTCATCCTCGGCGAAGGGACCGAGCGTGCCATAGAGAAGTTCGCCGAGCGTCATTCAGCGGTCACCGTCAGGGTGAAGGGTTTGGTCAGCGGCGCCGGCGCCGTCAGGGTGATGTCTTTTTCTTCGAGGGCGCTCCCGTGTTTGGCGAGTTTCAGCGTCACCACCCGCCCCACTCCCTGCACCTGGTCGACCACCGAGATCAGCTCATTGCGGTAGAGCGTGGTCGAGTTGGTCCAGCTCGTCGCGGTGCTTTCATCCCCCAGGGTCGACACCCCCCAGTTCGCGGGCGAGAGATATTCTTCGAGCCGCGCTTTCACCGCTTCTTTGACCGCGGTCGTGGTGAAGCCGGTGATCGCCGTGACTTTGGCTTCGACATCGATTTCGGTGACTGTTGGGTCGCCCACTTCGACGATCACGCCGGATGGGACCTTGGCGGCCTCGCGGGTCTGCAGCGCCGTTTTCGCTTCGGCGCTCAGTTTGGTCCCGGAGGCATCGACCGGGAAGACCGTCACGAACAGCGGTTTGCCTTCTTCTTTGGTCGACCACTTGTAGCCGGGGATGCAGAGGGCGCGTGCGATCCCCGCCACCGAGCGGGCGTCGATCTCGAAGTCGCGCTGGACGATCAGCGACAGCGAAAGCAGCTGCAGCTCTTCGGTCAACCGGTTCAGATAGGCATCTTCTTCCTCTTCCTCGACCCCGCCCGATGTCGCGCCGACCAGTTTGATCCCGCCCGGGTCGACCACGTAGGCCAGGGTGTCGATCAGTTCGGGATCGCTGGTCAGTCCGTTCCCGGCTTCGCCCGGTTCGACCGCCCGCAGCAGCACCTGACCGGCGCTGGTCGACGTGGACCCCGGCGGTACGACGACGGTCGCCACCACTTCGAAGCCGAGTGATTCTTCCCCGGAGGCCGGGATCGCCACTTTGGTCCCGGCCGGGATTTCGTAGCCGGCGTTGTTGATCATCGTCCAGGTGCTGGTCACCGAAGCGGGCGTGGCGAGGATCGGTGGGACGTTGGCGATCGTTTCGCCGAAGCGCTTGAAGGCAGCGGCACCGGTGACCGATGCCTGTTCGCGCACCAGGGAGGAGAGCCGCGAGAAGGCTTTGATCAGCCAGACGTCGAGGTTCCCTTCGGCCGGTTCCCAGTCTTCGAACTGCGCTTCGAGTTCTTCATAGATCGTGAGCTCGAGCAGGTCGGCATCGTTTTCTTCGAGCAGATCGACAAAGGTCATGCGCTCTCGCTTTCAATGGTTATCCGCTCGGCCAGTTCTTCGATCGTCGCGGTGCCCAGCACTCTCGCCCGCGGCTCCCACTCGCTGATCGCATTCAGATAGGTCTCGGCGGTCGGGTTCGGTTCCAGCTGCTGGAAGGTCTCATCGGGGATGCCGAAGTCCGGGACCTCCACCCGCGAGCCGGCCATGGTGCGCAGGACCACCTCGACGCAGTCCTCGATCTCCTCGGCTGAGTCCTGCTCGATCACGGCGAACGAGGAGCCGCTGAGTCGGAACGGTGTGGCGAAGTGAGGGGTCCTCGTTGCCATGGTCTCCTAGCCGGCCGCGATCCAGAAGAATTTGACTTTGGTGCCGGCCGCCGGTTTGGTGCCGTCTACGGTCTTGATGCGGGCTTTGAAGGTCGTAGCCCCGACTTCCGACACGGCCTGACCGGCCCCGTTTACGAGGGATTCACCCGTGATGACAACCGAGGTGGGGGTAGTGCCGAGGCTGTGGGTAACGGTTTTTTCGGCCTGTTCCGACCCCCCGGCGAATTCGACTTCTGAGGAGCCGAAGTTGATCTTGAGAACGCCGGCGACGGCGAGCTGGGGAAAGAGTTCCTTCGCCGCCGTGGCGAGCTGAGAGGTGCCCACCACCCCGGCTCCCAACGCATGGTTGTGGTCGGCGCGAGCGAAGCTTGAGGAGGTGCCCTCAGCATTGGTACCGCTCACGGTCGAAGCGGCAGCGGCCGCGATCGCGTGCTTGTGGTCGGCGCGGGCGGCTGAGGCCGAGACGCCGGCTGAGGCCGAATCGTCGGGGAGGATCGTGCCCGGCGTGCCGAAACTCGGTATCGATGCATCTGGCGAACTCGAGCTCGGCACCCACCAGACGATCAGCGGTGCTCCATCGGGCTGGTAGGAGAGCAGCGCCCGGTCGCCTTCCTTCGGATAGAAGAAGCCGACTGCCGTGACGTAGGGCTGCCAGGGCATCGGGTCGGTGGCCGCCTGCTCGCTGTGGCTGGGCACGATGCAGCGGATCGCTTCTCCGGGTGCCGAGGCGTCATCGAGCACCACGGCCTCGTGCAGTTCGGGCAGCGGCGCGGTGACGGCCACTGCGGTGAGCTGGGAGGGGTCGAGGGAGATGTCGGTCATCAGAAGCCGTGTGGGTGCCGCTTCGTGTGGAATTCGGCGAGTTCGCCGGGGCTCGGATGGAACTCCCCGCAGCCGCCGCTGGTGCCGCCGCATTGGAAGAAGCGCCCGGCGACCTCGATGCAGACATGTTCGGTGTGGGGATCGCCGGTGCCGTTCTTGTCGTGGACCGTCACGAATTCCCCCTCCCCCGCCTCGCCCCAGGAGGCGAGCGTCACGGTCGTCAGCCTGCCGCTGAGCCAGCCGCCGACGTTGAGGGCTTTCGAGACAAAGCCCGAGCAGTCATACCCGGCGGGGCTGAAGCCGCCCCAGACATACGGGGTCTTCGCCAGGGCTTCGCGTTCGCAGAAGCCGAGCACGCGGGCGACTGTGGGATCGGCGGCGCCGGCGGCAGCCGTGTCTCCTTCCGCGGCCCCGTTCGTGGAGACCGTCCTCGTTTTCGTCTTCGGGGCAGGCTCGGGAAGCGGAGCGGTCGGCTTGCGCAGTTTGACCGTGATCAGCTTCAGATCGGAGACATCGGAGTCGCGCAGCGGCGCTTCGATCGATTCGACCAGGTAGCGGGCCCGCCCTTCCCCCGTCTTCGCCTTGCGGTTTGAGCTCAGCCCCTGCAGCTGGCCCTTCGAGTTGGCCTTGACCGGGGCATCGCCGAATCCGATCGAGGCCGGGCCATAGCCCGCCAGCGTCACCACCGATCCCGGCGGTGGCGTCCAGCGGTTCGCATAGGCGGAGATCGTCACTTCGGTCGCCGGGCGGTTGAGGTTGAAGGCGAAGGAGACCTTCTCGATCCCCGGTGATTCGCGGTCGATCGCCATCCGCACCATCCCCCGGAACAGTTCGATCTCGTCGATGAAGAAGAAGCGATGGGCCACAAAAAAGGCCCGCCAGTTGACCTCCTTGGCGAGCCGTTTGATCGCGGTCCAGTAGTCCTCGTTTTTGTGGACTTCGAATACATAGGGCTCCGTGGTCGTGATCGTTTCGGACCCGCCGCCCGAGTCCTCGCCATCGCCCGCCTGCACCCATTCGCGGGCCTGCGAGTCCCAGGGGCCGTAGTTGGCCGCGCCGTTGGAGTCGAGGCCCGCACCGGAGCGCTGGACGGCCTGGGCGACTTCATGCGGTGCCGCGCTGGGGTGGGCGTTGGCGTAGGCGATCGCGCCGCCTTCGCCGCCGAGATAGCCCTTCAGGAAGCCCGTGGCCGCCTCCTCGATCACGGTCGGGCTGTACTTGCTCCCCGATGCCGTCGTCCCGGTCATCTGGAAGTAGTTCTTCGAGGCCTTGCCGGCGACCGACTCGACAATCAGCGCGACGACCATCGCCACCTTCGCCAGGGTCGAGGCATCGAGGTGGTCGGCGACCCGCAGGGCGCGATCGATGATTTCGGCCTGCGCCGAGGTTGCCCGATCTTCCTTGACCGAGAGGCCCTTGGCCGAGTCGCCGATCCCTTTGCCCCGTTCCTCCTGGGCCGAGGCCTTCGCCTGCTTGCCCTGGCGTTCGGTTTTGATCGGCTGCTTTTTGTGCAGCTGCGGACAGGTGATCGCGATCCGGGGCAGCGCCTGCTTGACCAGGGCGACGATGAACTCGGCGCGGGTCGTCTTCGCCCGGTAGGCCTTCACCGGCCCGCCGAATTCGCGCAGCCGCGCCACATCGCGATCCTCGAGCGTCAGGCTGAGCTGTGGGGGATCCAGCTGGGCCGCCATGTAGCGAAACCAGAGGCCGTCGATCTGGGCCTCGAGTTTCTCGGCGAGCAGGGCCGGTTCGAGGAAGGCGAGGTCGTGGTCATGCAGTGTCAGCGAGATCGAGCTCGAGCCGCCGATCGTTCGCGTCAGCGTCGGCGTCGGCATCACCGCGCCGCCCAGCTCGAGGGCGAGGTGGCGTCCGTCGCGCAGGACGAGGTCGCCGATGCTTGAGTCGATCCCTTGGACGCGGCCCAGGGCGCGGGCTGGTGAGATGGACGGCATTCAAAGGCTCAGGTCGCGTCCCGCCGGCAGCGGGCGATTGGGATCGTTGTAGGCGGGGTTCTTCTTCGCGATCTCCCGCCAGCGCCTCCAGTCGCCGAGGATGTGGGCGGCGATCGAGGCGAGCGTGTCGCCCTGGCTGGTCCTATAGGAGACCGCCTGGGCCTTGCCGAGAGCGAACTTCTTGCCGCCCTTCTTCTTCCGCCGGCGCTTGATCGTGTCGGGGCGGATGTACTCGAGCAGGCTCAGCGTGAATTCGATCCGCAGCAGCTCACCGTCATCGCGTTTGATCACGCTCGGCCCATTGACCTGGATCCCGTTGTCGCCCAGGACCCAGGCCTTGCCCGGATACTCGACCGCACCATAGGCGCGGAAGACCGGCGGGACGTTCTCATCGCCGACCGGATCGCGCCCCAGCTTCTTGATCGTGTTCCACTCGCGTTCGACCGACTCCGCCTCGGTCCTGCGGGCGGGGGCCTTGATCGGAAAGTAACCGTCGAGCAGCAGCGGCACATCCTGGGTCAGTGGTTCCTGGCCTTCCCAGTCGGTCGAGGCGACATCATCCTGGCGCGGGACCGACGTCCAGCCACCGAGGCCGCCGGTGATCACCGCGGGCCCGTCCCCCATCGCGATCGTGATGTCGATCTCGGGGTCCTTGGCGATCAGCCTGCATTCCTTCATGCCAGGGCCGCGGCGTTTTCTCCCTCGCGCAGGAGTCCGTAGGCGATCTCTTTGCCATTCATGTGGAGGTGGATGTGGGTGGGCCCGGTGGTCCGCATTTGCTCCTTGCGCCCACCGCGTTCGCCGATGCCGAAGGGGTTCTGCGGGTTGGCCGGGTTGAAGCCGGTGCGCGACTTGCCGAGCGGGCCCCTCGGCACCGGTTTCGAGCCTTCGTTGTGGAGATTGACTTCACCCACATGGCCGAACTGGGGAGCGCTGACGCCGAGGAAGCTGAGGACGTTCGCGTCATTGAGGACGCTGTTGATCGCGCTGATCCCCTTGTTGACGACCCAGATGAAGGCGTTGATGAAGTTTTCCGCCGCGTTGATCGACCACTTGCGGAAGGCGCCATGAGTCTTTTTGTCGACCTGTTCGGCGATGAAGAAGCCGAGCAGGACCAGGCCCGCCGCCATCCCGATCGCGAACATCCGCCCGGACATCTGGCCCATCGCGCTGAAGCGTTTGCGGAACAGGGTCGAGAGTGCTTCGCCCTCGGCGAGCTCGACGCCCATCACCGCGAGCATCCTCGTACCGATCGCCTTCGCGATCGCCCCACCCGCAGCACCGGCGACCTTCTTGATCAGGCCACCCGCGCCCATGTATTTGAGCAGCCAGGCGGTGATCACCAGCTTGCCCGCCAGGTTCGAGTTCTTGAAGCCGGTCCAGATCGCACCGGCCAGAGCGAGGCCGAGTTTGCCGCCGCTTTCCGCCACCTTCGGCAGCGCATCGGCGATGAATTTGATCAGCGTGTCCTCGAGCCGTTCGAACATTTTCGAGACGTGGTTGATCTTCTGTTCGGTCGTCAGGTCCGAGTTGAGGACGCGGACGAACTGCTGGAACTCGCCCTCGGCGTCGGAGAGCACCGGCATCAGGGTCGAGGCGAGCCCGACTTTCAATCCCAGCATCGCGACCTTGGACTCGCGCTGGGCGGTGACGAACGCCATGATCTTGTCGTTCGTCTTCGTGTCGAGGGTGACGCCGTACTTGTCAGCCCAATGGAGCTGTTCTTTCAGGCCTTTCGCCCCATCGGAGAACAGCGGCAGCAGCGTCGCGTAGCCTTTGCCGAGCACCGATTTGGCGGCCGTCATCCGTTTCGTGCCGCCGGTCTCATCCCCCAGGGCCTTGGCGGTCCGCAGCAGGATCCAGTTGAAGTCGCCGCCGTGCTTGATCAGTTCCTGCTGGGTGATCCCCAGCTGGTGGAAGGGCGTCAGCAGCGTCCCGCCTTTGCGGGCGGCTTCCACCGATTTGGCCGAGAGGATCGAGAAGACGCCGGCGAGCTGTTTGGTATCGATCCCCCGCGCCTCGGCCACCGCTCCCCAGCGTGAGGCTTCCTGGGTGGTGATCCCCAGGTTGCGGGAGAGGCCGGTGGTCGTCTTCGCGAGCTCGGTCGTCTTTTCGATCGCCGACTTGAGGAAGAAGACCCCGGTCGTGCCGATCGCCAGCAGCCCGTATTTGGCAGCCGAACTCAGCCGCGAATAGGCGCGGGAGAGCACGCCCGTTTTCCTCGCCGTGCGCTCGCTCGCGCCCCCGACTTTCGAGATGCCCCGGCCCGCACGTTCGCCCTCGTGGGCGACCTGGGAGGCGCCCAGGAGTTTCATGCGGATCTCGAGCAGCTCGTTGGATGCCATGGTCTCCTTCAGCCCTTCGCCGTTTGCTTCGCCATCTGTTCTTCACTGCGCCGGCGGATCTCCTCGGCCTCCTGGACGGCAGCCGTCAGCACCAGGAGGTCGGAGTGCTCCATCGCCAGGACCCACAGCGGGTCGATGCTGAAATGCATCCCCGCAAGTGCCGCGAGTTTCAGCGCCTCATCGCCGCGGCACTCGGCTAAAAATCCTCGTCGTCCCCCTGGTTGATCCCGGACATCCAGCCGTCGATCCGTTCGAGGTGGCCGAAGATCGAGAGCTCGGTCGGGAACATCTGGCGGATCAGGGTGCGCACCTTGCCTTCGGCATCGGCGCCGATCGCATCAGCGAGGCGCTCGTCGTAGCGCACCGGCTCATCGCCGAAGGCCGGGTCGGTCTCATTCAACGGCTTCATGGTGCCGTTCTCCTGGCGGCAGAAGATTCCGACGCAGGCGGCGGCGATGGTGTCGATCGTGATCTTCAGCTCCGTCTCCGGATCCTGGGTGCGCGCCATCTTCATCCCGCGCTTTTTCAACTGCTCGAGCTCCTCGTAGTCGAGGACCCGGTAGCGGCCGACCAGCGTCCCCCAGCCCTCGATGTCCTCCCATCCTGGGATCGCGAGGTCAAGAGGACGGCGCTCCTCAGCGAGCTTCCGCCGTCGCTGCTTCAGGCGCTCGAGCTGCGAGGTGGGCCTGGCAGGTGGCGTCTCGATCGGTACCTCGGCGGGAGCCTCGCCGTTGATCCGCTCGGCGCTAACCGACTGTGCCATCCACGCTCACCTCAATCGTGACCTGCGCGGCGTCGGAGGCCTCCGAGTCGCGTTCGGGCGGCGTCACCGACTTCAGCTTTCCGCTCTGCACCAGTGGCGCTCCGAAGACGTTGTCGTCGGGATCGAGCGCTTGGTCCTTGACGACCACCGAGGCCTTGCCGGCGCGGTTCATCCAGCCTTTGATCTTCGGCAGATCGCGGTCGAGGAAGAAGGTCCGCACCGCGGTGATGTTTTCGGGGATCTGTTTGCCGCCCAGGGACTGCGGAGCCTGGCGCCCGCCGGGATAGATTTTCGTGTCGTCGGAGTCGATCATCCCGCCCGACTTTTTCTCCCAGAGCCCGGTGTCGACACCGTCGATCGTGATCGTGATCGCGGACTGGTCTTTTCGGTTACCCGCCATCTAGAGCGCCTCCTTTATGACTTCGATCGTTATGTACTCGGCGGCGGGGCTCATCTTCACCGCGAGCACCGCGATCAGCTTGCCTTCGGAGATCGTTTTGGTCGTGTTGACCGCTTCGCCCGTCTGGCATTCGAAGGCCTCCTCCGGGGTCTCCCCGAAGAGAGCGCCCTGGTCATAGAGCGGCAGCAGGACTTCGCCGACCAGGTCGCCGTTGAACTTGCCGATCTCCACCCCGCGCCCATCGATCTGGGCGAACAGGTGGCGCTCCGCGACCGCGGCGGCCCGCGAGCAGATCGCCATGTTGAGCCGGGCGTTGGAGAGCAGCAGCCAGGTCGAGTCGACGACTGCGTTGATCAGGGTGACGTTGTCGTAGGGACGGACGGCACCGTTGATCGTCCGCAGGACATTGACCCCGGCTTCGGAGAGCGTGCCCCGTTCGGAGGCGGTCCAGGCGGCCTGTGAGACCCCGGTGACGTAGCGGGCGATGTTGTTGACCCCGGCGATCGCCTGGTTGGGGTTGCCCCCCGAGCTGTCCGAGCGGGCGCAGAGGCCCGCCTGCAGGGCGCAGGGCGGGACCGTGCGGGTCGTCCCGGCGGTCAGGCCCGGGATCACGACCCAGGGCGCAAACAGCCCCCCATAGCGGGCGGTTGATTTGCCCCTCAGGACCAGCGCCTGGGCGGTGAGGGTGGCGACGGTGACGGTGTCGGTCCCGTCCAGCAGCGCCAGCCGGTTCTTTTCTTTGGCGTGGGTGAGGAGGTTTTCCTGCGCGGTCGCCGTGGTCCGGCCGGGCATCGAGACCTGCCCGGGGCCCAGGTCGGAGGTGAACAGGTTGATCGCCCCCAGCCACTGGGTATCGGTGATGCTTGCGCGGTCATCGGCCCCGGTTTTGACTTCGACCGTCTGGGTTTTGGCGATCGTCCCGGTGCCGAATTCGGCGCCTTCCACCAGCCTGATGTAGGCGCTGTTCGCCGACCAGGAGATCGCTTCCGCGTTGGAGGCGAGGGCCGGAGAGGTTTCGACCACGGTCGAACCCAGTTTGATCACGATCGTCACTTTTTCCGCCGCCAGGGTGAGTTCGAGTTTGATCGTGTTCGCCCATTCCCCCGGCGAGGTGGCGTTCGCTTTCAGGACTTTTTTCCCGCCCGCGTCGAGGATGTCGGCCGTTGCGGTGACCGCTCCGGGTCCGACCACGCGGGTGACGTAGGCGCGGGTGCCCCCCTCTTCGAAGAAGGTCTGCAGCGAGTCGTAGAGGACGCCGTATGAGACCCGTTCGCCGAAGACGGTCACGTACTGGGAGAGGCTCCGGATCAGGGTCGGCGCCGTGGTCGAGCCTTTTTCGGCAAGCCCGGCGATGAACCACTGGCCGGTGTCGGTGGGAGGAGCAGACGAGGGGGCGCTTGCTCCCGATGTGACGGTGACTCCTGGGGTCGGCATCTACTGCTCCTTCTTTCGGGGCTTGGCGGGGATCTCAATCAGCTTTCCTTCGGCGATCAGCCGCTTGTCGTGTGGGTCCTTGGGATTGGCCTTGGAGGTGGTCTCCCCCGGCGCCACGACGGTGCCGCAGGCCAGGTCCTCAGGGTGGGTCGATGAGAGGAAGAAGCGGGGCATCAGAGTTTCTCCTTTTCGACTGAGACCTCGGTGTCGGTCACTTCGGGCCAGTCTTCGGGCTGGGGGTCAAGTTCGGGGTCGGTCGGGCCGGCGCCCACGGTGACGACGTTCTCGCGCTCGATCACGAACGTCGCCCGGGCGCCCGCCTGGGAGCGGCGCATATCCGAGTCGATCAGCTCGTAATCCTCGCTCGTCCAGTCGGTGCCTTTCATCCCCGCCTCGAGCGAACGGCGGCCCATGATGCAGCCCCGTGCCGCGGCGATGTAGAGCTGGGCGTTGCGCCGGCACTCGGGCTCGTTCGGTGCGCTCACCGTGATGCAGATCTGGACTGGCCAACTCGCCCGGTAGGTTCCGGCGCCGTCCTTCTTCGGGCCCTCGGAGATTCCCGGGTTGACGATCACGACCGAGGGCAGCTGCTCTTCGGGCCAATGCTCAAAATCCGAGACCGCGATGTAGGAGCGCGGCGCATCGAGCACCACTTCGAGCCCTCGCTGGCGCACGATCTCCCGCAGATAGGTGGGCATCCAGCGTTTCAGGACGTTGATCAGAGCGGAGTCGATCTGGTCGCCGCCGAAGAGGTCGCCGAAGATGCTCATCGGTCGTGGACCACGTAGTCGGAGATGATCCTCACCGTCTTCAACTGATCGGCATGGGTGAATGCGACCAGCTTCCTCGTCGGCTCGCCGCCTTTCGTGCCACGGGCGAAGACGCCGTACCAGACCTTGGTCCCTGCGCGGGCGCCCGATTTGGTCGCGCTGGTTTTTTTGCCGCGCCCACCGCCGAGCGAGGCCGCCAGGGCGCCAGTCTTGCCATGCATCGGTCGCAGGTCGATCCCTTCGCGGGACTTCCGTTCGAGTGTTGCTTTGGCGAGCGGCGGCCAGGGATCGCCCGAGTAGCCGCCCTGGGTCGAGAACTGCTTGCGATTGGCCTCGATCATCAGCTCTTTGACCTTGCGGGTGGCCGGCCGGGCATCGCGGGCGCGGGCCCGCATCTCCTTCAGGTTCGCGAGCACCCTCTCTTCGCCGATGACATCGACGTCGAGCTTCACGCCGCCGCTCCCTCATTCAGGAACCACCACTGCATCGAGCGGCAGAGCGCATCGAGCTCTTCATCGAAGGTGAAGCGAAGGGTCTGGTAGATCGCGGCGCCGAGTTCGGACTGCTCGGGCAGATAGGAGCGCTCGATCTCGGCCGCCGACCTTACCGCGGCAACCCCCCGGGCGACCTCGAGCAGCTCCCCCGGCACCCGCCCCACCGAGAGCTCGACGTCCTGGCAGGCCTGCGGGATCAGATCCTGTTCGACCTCGGTGTCGGTCGGTCGTGTATCCGCGTTGAACTCGCCGACCTCTTCGGAGTTCGTGTCGTAGGTCCGCGCTCGCAGGATCGCGGAGACCTGCGCGAGAGTCGGTCGGAACGGAGGCCCGGCAGCGAAGATCGGCGGCGAGGGATCGTCCTCCCCCCCAGCTTTGTCGAGGAAGGTAATCCGAAGCCATTCCTTCTCAGAGGTGACAGTGAAGGAGCGAAGCCCCGGCTGGGCCGGGTTCTCATCGGCTTCCAGGGCGACCGTTTCGAGTTCTGTCCAGACCGCTGGCTCCGGGGGTCCATCGGCCTCCTCGATCCGGGCTTCGGTCCAGGGTTCACTGTCGGCCCGTGCTGAGGGCCGGAAATCAGCGAGGGTTATGACCCTTCCCGCCATCTCTCATTTCTGGCGTTTCTCGCCCGGCTTCTTCGTCGCCTGCTCGACGTCGTACTGCGTCGTCAGCGGCTTGAACAGGTGCTCGAAGTCCTTGAGCAGCGACTGGCCCTTGCGGATGCGGGTCTGGCCCTCGATCACCGTGACTGGGGTGCCGTCGGGCAGCGAGGTGGTGAAGGTCTCCTTCGCGACCAGGATCTCTCCTGCCATCGTCTTCTCCTTCTCTCGGCGCTGAGGCGGGGCGGATCGCCCGGGATCTCGCGACCCGCCCGCTCTCAGCTAGGGACTATTTGACTTTCAGCCCGCGGAAGGCGGCTTTGTTCACCACTTTGGAGCCGTTGCGCCAGATGGCGTACAGCCCGCGCTGGCCGGTCGGTCGGGCGTTTTCTTTCCCGAACAGGGTCGGGATCAGTTCGACCGTCATCCCCAGTCGCTCGACGATCACGAATTCGGAGAAGTCTCCGAAGAAGGCGATCGTTTTGCCCTGGGTGACCGTGGCCTGCATCGTCGAGAGCTCGTGGGCCGGGTAGCCGAGCAGCGTGCCCGCATTCCCTTCCTGACCGAGCGACTCACCGATGTAGTGCCAGAGGCCGGCGCCGCCGGCGGTGTCGAACTGGCGCACCTTGTTGTAGATGCCGCGATTGGCGAGAAAGCGCCCTTTGGTCCTCCACCGCGGAGGCAGCGCTTCTTCCAGCGTGTAGACGTCGGCGATCGCGAACGCTTTTTCCGTCGCGGTTTCGACCAATTCGGTCGCGCCTTTCGCGATGCCCGCCGGTTTTTCGCCTTCCCCCGTTCCTTCGAGGAATTCGGTCGCCTCGAGGACGTCCTTGGCATCGGCGAGCAGCTGCGCCATCGAGGCCTCGAGCTGGCCCCAGTCCTGCCCGACCTCGATCGAGTAGGGGACGAACGCCTGCGCCCGTTTGGCCGCGATTTCCGGCTGCGCGAGTTCGGGCGCGTTGTCGCCGGCTTCTTTGCCCTCCGTCGCGTACGCGGCCGTGATCGCCCCCGACGTGACGCCCTTCCAGGTGTTGCCGGTGATCGGCTTCACGTTGGCGACTTTCCGGATCGGATTGACCACGTAGTTGCTGATCGGGATGATCGTCGGGTCGAGGGTGAAGGGAACCGCGAAGTTCCCGGTTTTCCCTTCGGCGATCCCCAGGGCGCGGCTGACCGAGCGAGCCTCCTCGGGGCTGAGCGGCACGCCCTGCAGGGACTTGCCGAAGGCCCTGCGGTACTCCGGGCTGCCGGTTTCGAGCAGGTGCTGGGAGAGGTCGCCGCGGTCGCTGTCGCAGCGCTCGAGCAGACGCTCGATGTGCTCCTGGGCATCCTCCCGCTTGATGTTCTCCTGCGGGAAGACCGCGAGCTCGACGGCCCGCTTGGCGCGGTCACGCAGCTCGCGGGTGGCCTGCTGCGGCGAGGAGACCGATGAGCGGATCGTGCTCAGGTCCCAGATCTCGGAGTCGGAGACCCGGTCAGGCTTGCGGGTCTGGAAGTTCGCCCGCTCTTCCTCGCGGTTCTCCGGCTTGCCGGCGAGTTCCTCGACGCGCTTGCGCATCGCGAGCTTCTCATCGAGCTCGGTGCGGACGGTCTCCAGCTCGGAGTTGGATTCGTCCCAGTCGGTGCGGTCGTCGTCGGTGAGGTCACCGGACTGTCGTTCCTTGAAAAGCTCCTGGACGCGGGATTTCAACTCCGCCTCGCGGGCTTCGAGTTCCTCGATATTCATGGGCTCACTCCTTGTTGCTCAGCTGCCACTCGGGCGCTGGTTTGGCGAGGGTTCTGAACTTCGACTTCGAGCGGCCCGCCTTGGAGTGAGAGCCTTTCTCGGCCCCATGGGAGTGCTGGTCGGAATTGCTAGCAGAGTCGTCGGACGTATCTTTTGAGTCCTTCTCGGCGGGTTTCTCGAGCAGCAGCGCCCGAACGCGCTCCGGCTCCCGCTTCACCCAGCTCTCGAAGAGCTCCTCGGCCTCCTCGAAGGTGTAGTGGCGGAAGCGGTCGGTGAGCGAGCGAACACCGGCGCTCGAGCCCTCATAGGCCGGGAAGGTGACGGGCCCGCCCTCATAGAGTCGCATTTCGGTGATCGTCCGCTCCGGGATGCCTTCGGGGTTCTCGTCGGAGCGTTCGGGGCTCTTGTTGAAGTCCTCCGAGGTCACCGTGAATTTGAAGCTCGAGCCGAACTGGCTCGCCTTCAGCGCCGGGACCAGGTCCCGCACATACCCGGCGTCGAAGAGCTCGGGGTCGTCGTAGCGCAGGCCCCGTTCGTCGGCGATCAGTTCACTCGGGGCGATCGGCTTTTCGCCGACCGTGGGATCCATCCCATGCTGAAAGAGAATCTTGATCGAGTCGCGATTCTCCTGCATGGTCTTCGTGATCGCTCCTGGTGCGATCCGCTCCATGAAATGGCCCTCGAAGACGCTGTCGATCTCGGCCCATTCATTGAAGCGCAGCATGTAGCCGGTGAGCCGGGGCATCCCGCCGTCTTCCTCGGCGGCGCGCAGCTCGAGCCCCGGAATGCGGGCGCGGATGAGTTGGTCGGTGGGAGGCATGGGTCCTTTCTCCTTCTTCACTGCTGCTGTGGGCCGGGGACTGTCGTTGGGTCGCCTTTGCCATTGGACGGCGCCGGCGCTTGTTCTTCGCCTGGTTTCTGAAGCTGGACGCTGACGAGACCGGTGTGGACCAGGAGGCCGAGATCGTTGGCGGCGACGGCCGCTGTGGCCGACTCCGGCGTGTAGCCGGCATCGACATAGGTCTTCACCGCGGTGGCCTGCTTGATTTGGCCGTCAGCTTCGTCGGCGCGGTCCTCGCGCAGATAGGGGATGTCGCGGGAGTCGTAGAAGAGTTCGGCGCCTTCGGGCACTTCGATCAGCGGCGCGAGCGCCTTGCAGGCATCCGACCACAGCGGCGAGATCGTGCCGTCCGCGAAGGCCCGGCGGGCCTGGGCGAAATTGGAGTAGGTCGAGGACTCGAGTCCTTCGGCGACTCCGGCGATGATCGCCGGCACGCGGGCCGCAACGCAGATCCGGTTCTCGCCCAGGGCCTGGATCGCCTTGAAGTCGACCTTGGTCATATCGTTGCCGACGACCGTGTAGTCGGCCCCGCCACCGAGGAAGAGCGTCCCGTACGGGTTGCCCTTGCTTTCTTCGAAGATTTCTTTGAATTTCTGGAATTTCTCCGGCGGGAATTTCGCCTCAGGCTTGATCACCGCGTTCGGAGTGGCGCCGCTCTCGAGGTATTTCAGCTTGTGTTCGGTCGCCGCCTGATCGCCCATGATGTCGCGGAGGATCGGCTGCAGCCACGACATCCCACGGAAGGCGTAGACCGGATCGGGGATCGGGGCGAAGTGAGCGACTTCGTCGGCGTTGAGGACGATCGGCGCTCCATCGCCCGCCTTGCCGCCCGGCTCGTAGATATAGCCGACCGGTTCGACGTCGAGGTCCCCATAGCCCACATCGGTCTTTCCTGGGAGGCGACTGCCGAGGACGATCGTCACCCAGTCGGGCCGCATCCGCAGCAGGCGCCCATTGCGCTTGGAGGCGAAGAAGTTGCCGGCCAGGTCGACGTCGGTGATCATCCGCCTCAGCAGATCCGCGCTCGAGGCTTCGGGCCAAGGTTCCTCGAGCGGCAGGAGCGCTGGGGTCCCGAACAGTTCTCCCGGTCGGCCTTTGGAGAGACGCCGGAACTTGAAATTGGCTTCTGAGAACAGCGAGAGCCGCGCCATCATGCAGCCGAAGACGATCGGGTTGGCTCGGAAGAGCTGATTCGTGAAGCCGGCGAACGTCGGCTGGATTTCCTCCTGCTTGGCGCCTAGCGTCTCCGCCGCGGTGCCGAGCCAGAACGGATAAAGATTGCTGTTGAAGCTCAGCAGCTCCGCGTATTCGCTGAGTGTCAGCGAGGAATCGCGGGTCAGCGCCGACCAGAGATTCGATCTACTCACTGGCGCCTCCGAATCCGACCGCGAAGAGGCCGAAGGCCGTGATCACCGCGCCGGCGATGAGCAGCACCGCGGGCGGGTAGATCAGGCCGACGCCCGCCAGGAAGACGATGAAGCCGAAGAGTGCGAGGCCAACTGCCGTCAAGACGTTCCTTTCATGCCCCGACCATCACCCAGGGCTCTGCGTGGGACTGATTCTCGGCAACGCTCCAATGGGCGAGGGTGCAGGCGACCAGCGGCGAGATGTCGACCGAAGATGACTTCCGCGACCAGGCCCAGGCATCACCCAGCGGGCGTTTGACCGCGCCCTTGATCGCGGCATTCAGCTCGGGCTGGTTGAGGTGGCGGAGCGTTCCCTGCTCGCAGGCGTCGAAGAAGGCACCGGCTGCCTGTGCGTGCTCCTTCGCGGTGACCGTTTTCACCTCGATGCCGCGGTTTTCGATCTCGGTGACCAATGAGGCGGCCGGGCCGACGCCATCGCAGATCACCTCGTCGGTGTCGTGCTTCGCGACCAGCTCCTCGATCCGCGCCGCCACCCAGCCGGTTCCGCGACGATGGGCGACGACCTCGGCGGGAATGGTCTCTCCATCCAGCCCCGAGACGCCGATCGAGGCGAATGAGCGATCCGGGTTGACATCGAAGGCAAAGCAGACCGGATCGCCGGGTTTTGCATGGCGATCAGCGATTCCGCCCCAGACCTCCTGGTCGATCACTCCCCCGCCGCCGTCGATCGCCGGCCAGTCGCCGACGCCGAGACGCTCGACCGCGAAGGTCCGCGGGTCCATCGAGTGGCGCTCGTGCTCGATGTGTTCGGCCGAGATCCGAATCCCGAGCCCCGGGTTTGCCTGGGCCCATTCCTGGGGGTCCTCGGCGCGATTCCCCACCTTCTCGGGGTTCTCGCAGTCGATCGACCACTCGAAGTAGGCGAGTGAGGGATCGTCGCCCTTCAGCCCGCGTTCGCGGATCCGGGCCAGGACAACGCCGTTCTGCTGCACCCACTGGTCGACGGCCGAGCCGGTCAGCCAGACCTGCGGATTCGGTCGCGCCGAGAGGGTCGGGAGCAGCGCACCATGCGCCATCTCGGAGATCTCCATCGCCTCATCGAGGATCAGGCAGTCGGAGGTGAAGCCACGGCCGCCGCCCTTGGTCCGGGTGCGGAAGCGGACGCGCTGCCCCGAGTGCAGTTCGATCCCCTCCTCGCCGTGAGAGCGCGATACGCGCTTCACCCGGCGATCGAAGTCCGGCGTCTCTTCGATGAAGCGAAGCAGCCGGTGGAAGGCCTCCAGTGAGGTGTCGAACTGGTGAGCCGAGTGGATGATCAGCCGCTCCCCGAGCAGGAAGAGGCCCGCCAGCTCGCGGGCGATCAGGATCTCGTTCTTGCCGTTCTGGCGCGGCGCCACCAGCCCGACCTCGAATGCCGCCCAGCGCTGATCCTCGCGTTCACCCAGCGCCTGGACCAGAACGAACTCCTCCCACGGATCGAGCTCCATCCCCGCCATCGCCACCAGCTCGGCGGCTTCGGTGCCTTGGGAGGTCGAGCAGGGCGGGACGCTAGCTATTCGCGGCCTTTGCACCCCTTGCAAGTCGTTTGGCCCTGCGAGCAACGAGTTCGTCAAGTTGGTCGTCCTTCTCCTCGGTCGGCGCCAGCTCGCGCAGGCGGTCGAGCACATCGAGCAGCGAGCGGGCACACATCGATTTCGAGGTCGCGGAGTTGTCGGGATCGTCAAGGGCCCGGGCCAGAGCGAGGGCCGAGGCCGCAAACCCGCTCACAGCCAGGGATTTGTCGCGTTTGGCGAGTTGATCGAGTTCGCTCTGAACCGCGTCGACCACGGTCAGCGCCTTGCGCGCCATCACCAGTTCCTCGAATGCAGACGCCGGGTCGGCGTCTTGGTCTGGGCCTTGCGCCCGGCGGTCGCCCGGTTGCAGCTCCGATGCTCCGGGCCCATATAGACATTCGGATGGCCGTCCAGGTGCCCCAGATCCCAGGCATTCGGATCGCCGCCAGGGATCGGTTTGCCGCAGCGCCAGCAGAGTTCCATCCCGGCTTCGACTCGGGGCGCCAGCTTCGCCCGCCGCACTCGATGGCGATATCCGTAGCCGCCGGCATCCAGACTCATCGGGGAGAAACCTTCAGAAATTCGGGGGAGAGAAAACGGTGAA